CTCCTGACTTGAGTTTAAGGATCCTTAAGTTCTCCATCTCATTCCCCTTATAGTTGTATCACTACGTTTTTGTAGTCGAATTTTTCTGAATTGTAAATTTTCACTCTTTCCATGAAATGTTTGAGAGTGTAATTCAGGTGTGACTTCCAGTGTAGGTCGTCTGCGACATCATATAGTTTAGCACACTCCTTATGCTCTGACTTTCTTAACTGTCTCCCGATACTTTGTAGTACTCTGATTCTGCTTTTTGATGGTGAAGCAAACACGATGTTGTGCAGTTTGCGAATCGAGATCCCCGTGCTGAATGTTCCGTATGAGGCAACGATGATTGCATCATCTTCTCTTTCAGTTATATGTCGGATCTCCTCTCTTTGTTCGACATCTGTTCCACCATGAACAAAGAATACGTTTTTTGATTGCTTTTCTCTGATCAAATCGAAAAGGACTTTACCATGCTTCTCCACATATTGGAAGAGAACTAGTGTGTTTCCTTTAGCGTTGAGTGCTAGGTCACGAATGAACTTGTTCCTTTTCTCATGAGATACCAAATAATTGATCTCTTCCTGATATTTATACTGTTTTGCTGCCTTGCATTCTTGTTCTGAGTGTTTGAGCAGAATACAATCGATCTTGAGATCTGATAGCAGTTTCTTTTCAATGAGTGTCGATGTGGTTGTAACGTGATGAACTGGTCCGAATAGGCCTTCGATCACTAACTTGTGTGTTTCCATTCCGTCCAGCGTTCCTGTTGTCCCGATACGGAATGGACAATTCTCCAGTTTAGTCATGAGGGTGGTAAGAGACTTGGCTTTGTACAAGTGACACTCATCTCCAAACACTGATTCAAATTGATCGAACCATTTCTTTGGTTGCTTGTACACACTTTGCCATGTTGTGATCACAACGTCTTTGTCTGTGTTCTTATCTTTACCAGAATAAATTTGGTGGACGTTTTGATCTACATCCCAAGAATCAAGTGAGGCATAATCCTTAAAGTCGTTATGCATCTGTGCAACTAGGGATGTGGTTGGGACAATGATGAGAACTTTGCCCTTTGATTTCATCAATCGCATTCTCATAAGAGAGTATATGATAAGTGACTTACCAGAACCTGTCGGTGACAATAGAAGGCATCTTCCTGCATTCCATGCATGGTGAATCGCTTCTTTCTGGTGGGGGTGTGCATCGATCCTATTTCCTGAAACGGACAGGTTCAAGTCGCTTAGAACGTACTCTACCCGCTTTAGAGAGACAGGTGTGGGTCTTTCCTTGAAATCCACACCAACCCAATAGTCTCGCTCTTCTGCGAAGAACTTGACATGATCTAGCAAACCTGCATAGAGCAATTGACTATGAACATTGTATAATCGAATCTTACCGTCCCACATGCGGTTGCGATAAGAAGGCATAAACTGATATCCCGGCACGTTGAAGGTGAAGAAGTCACTCAGTTCCTGTGCGATTCCTCGGTCACCACAATCGACCTTGATATTTACCTCATCGGATTTTGTAATTACAATACTTCCGTTCATAGAAGTATTTAGGTCAAGGTTGCCATTCTTGGCCGCTTGTTCTGATAGTAATTCTTCCATTCGATATACCACCGTTTAGCATAGTCACATTCACGCCACTGTTGACGAGTATTGCAAGTCCCTTATCTGTGGACTCTCTATACTCACCTCTATATTTAGAATAGATTTGGAGGTGTGTGTAAACATGAGATACACCGCATTCCACAATCGCTCTTGCACAATCACAACATGCTGCCCAGTTTGCATACATGGAACATCCAACGGGTGAAATATTTTTTGATATGCACTCAAACAGAACATTTCTCTCTGCGTGTTCTGTGTAATCGTACTTAGACAATCCAGATGTGTCTGCTATTTTGATGGGTCGGTTATACGCTTGTGCAACCACACCCTGATCATTTACAATCACAGCACCCACCTGAGTTGATGGATCATCACTTGCGGAAGCAACACGATAAGCATGTAACATATACGCTTTATGAATATGCCATGACTCATCGTTAGGATCTATGAGTTTTATTAAACGGTTCCGTGGGTGAACTTTTTCCATTCGATTGCATTCCTAATATTCCACTGTAGGTTGGCGATATTTTTGATAACGCTTTCCAAGTAGTCCACCTTTTCCTTTTGGAATGAAGTCTTGAGTTCTAGATTTACCAATTCTTCATCGGACTCTAGGTACTTGTCAAGATCATTCCGAAGGATCTTAAGATCAAACTGCTCCCATCCTAGTTCGTCGAGTTGATCCTCGTCCAACTTACCAGAGTAGTATTCCCACTTGAGTCTACGAAGTTTGGCATGTTCTGCCTTTTGTTGCTTGAGTAGCAACTTCTCGTCGAACAGCATGTTCAGATATTTGTTATGTAACTGAGGAACCCTCATCGACTCTCGGTCGAGTTCGGTTTCGTCAAGTTCAAAGTCCTTGCGGACTTGCTCTCTAATTTGATCAATCTTCATAATATACTCCTGCGGCAATTATACCACAGCATTTCACTTTGTCAAACAGAACTTGAAATTTCGTATGACTGAAAGGCAAAAACAACAGTTGCTGTGATTGTCTGTGCGTCTACGTCTGCACTGTCAAATTCTAATCCACTGAGGGATTTGGGAAACAGGTTCTTGAAATCGATTCGTTTGATTGGAGTCATCGTGCTATCAAGAATCAATAGGTTACCATCTGTCAGTTGTTTGTCAAGTGCAACAACTGATGAGTAATCCTCCACTGCTTGGGTAGACTTCATCCAGTCGTAGATCTCTTGCCAGTTTTCCATCTTTTCATCCACGATGAATCTTAACTCAAGATCC